TATTTAAACATTTCAAAAAAATCAACAGAGGCTGTCCCGACACAGTATTACCTATTGCGTGGTCAGTCTACTCCAACATTATATCTTTATCCAACGCCCGATGCCGCTGATACATTTAAGTATTGGGGCCTGACAAAAATACAAGATGCAGGTGATTATGAAGATGAGTTGGATGTCCCTACACGTTTCCTCCCGTGTTTAACAGCCGGAATGGCTTATTATGTGTCTCTAAAAAAGTCACCAGAAAGAACACCTTTACTCAAACAATTATATGAAGAAGAATGGCAGCGTGCTTCTGAAGAAGACAGACCGCGTTCCAGTTTCTATGCCATACCTGAAAGGGGAGTTATTTAATGGCACACGCGACAGGCAAATATGCAAAAGCAATTTCTGATCGAAGTGGAAGAGAATTTCCCTATAAGGAAATGATCAAGGAATGGAATGGATCCTTTGTTCATCAATCAGAATTCGAGGCAAAGCATCCTCAATTGGATAGAAGCAAGCATACATCCGACGCGCAAAGCTTAAAAGACGTTCGACCTTCACGAAAAGAGCCAATGACTGTTTTTGTGGGTGGACAAGGATTTTTTGATCATAATGATACAATGCAGGTAGAAAAAAATAAAGCTCCTATTGTTGGAACATCAGTTGGATTAGTAACAGTGAGTACATCATGACAACATATGCAGAGTTAACAACACAGATTTTAAATTATACAGAAACAAGTACCGATGTTCTGACATCAACTATTACGGATGATTTTATAGAGCACACAGAAAATCGCTTATTAAGGGATTTAGATCTCGATGCATTCAAATCACATCAAAATTCAACTCTAACGGCGGATAGTCCATTTTTATCTTTGCCTGGCGGAACGACACCAGAGCCAACATCCTTGGCGACAATACGAACGGTGATGGTCTATGCTTCAACTTCTTCTGCGAGGGATTTTTTGGAGCAACGCGATATTAGTTTTATGAATGAATATTGGCCAATAAGAACATCCACCGGAACACCAAAATATTGGGCATGGTGGGATGAAAATACGATTTATCTTGCGCCAACCCCTAGTTCTGCGTTATATGTAGAGCTGGGAATTACGAGATTACCAACAAGACTATCGAGTTCCAATACAACCTCATGGTTGGGAAATAATGCTCCAGTAGCATTACTTTATGGATGTCTTGCAGAAGCCTTCAAATTCTTGAAGGGACCAGCGGAAATGCTGCAATTATATGAACAATCATATCAACGTGCTATTCAAGAGTTGATGATCGAACAACAAGGAAGGCACCGAAGAGATGAATATATGCATGGGGCGCTACGAACGCCTTTGCAATCACATAATCCATAGGAGGATATAAAATGGCAATAACTCAAGCTGTTTGCACAAGCTTTAAACAGGAGTTGCTCGTTGGAACGCATAATTTTACAGCGACCACGGGTGATACGTTTAAAATTGCATTGTATTCAAGTTCAGCTACTCTAAGTGCTTCAACAACTGCTTATTCCAGCTCGAATGAAGTTTCTGCTTCAGGAACCTATACGGCTGGTGGTGGATCATTAACAAATGTAACACCAACAACAAGTGGAACAACTGCTCTTACTGATTTTTCTGATATATCATTTACATCAGCGACAATCACGGCAAGAGGGGCATTGATCTACAATAGTTCTGATTCAGATAAAGCGGCTGTTGTACTGGACTTTGGTGGCGATAAAACGTCAACAAGCGGAACATTTACAATTCAATTTCCAGCAGCAGATGCAAGTAACGCTATTTTACGATTAGCGTAGGAGACAATATATGGCTTTAAAGCTAAACGATAGAGTCAAGGAAACTTCGACAACTACCGGAACCGGTACGCTTAATTTAAGTGGTGCTGTTTCGGGATTCGAGACATTTGTTGCAGGTATTGCTGATGGTAACACAACATACTATGCTATTGTCAATCGTGACGAAGACGAATGGGAAACTGGTCTTGGAACCGTAACCGATGCGTCTACGGATACACTTGCAAGAACAACAGTTATTTCAAGTTCAAACAGTGATAGTGCTGTTGATTTTAGTGCTGGCACGAAGGACGTATTTTGCACCTTGCCTGCAAGTAAAGTACCATTTCTCGATGCAAGCAATGATTTAATTCTTGGAACAGGTGCGGCAGGAGTTGACTATTCTCTAAAATTTGATGGTGAAACAAGTGATGGTGTCATTACATGGATGGAAGATGAAGATTCTTTCAAAGTGGAAGATGATCTCGTCATGGACAGTTCAAAAAGACTGTATCTTTATGATGAAGGTGGAGAATATATTTATGGTGATGGAACAGATTTATATTTAACTTCTGGCGCTGATATCAATATTCCTGCCAATATTGGCATGACCTTTGGTAATGATGGAGAGAAAATAGAAGGTGATGGCACTGATTTAACTATCAGTGGAAATAATATTAATTTAACAGCTACGGCTGATGTTGTCATTCCAGCAGATGTAGGAATTACATTTGGCACGGGTGAAAAAATTGAAGGCAATAGCACAGATTTAACAGTAACCTCTGGCGCTGATATCAACTTGACAGCAACAGCAGACGTTAATATTCCATCAGGAGTTGGAGTAACATTTGGTAATGACGGAGAGAAAATAGAAGGCGATGGTACAGATTTAACTATTGCTGGTAATAATATTAATTTAACAGCCGTTGCGGATGTTAACATTCCATCAGGCGTTGGAGTTACATTTGCTACAACAGAAAAGATTGAATCAGACGGAACTGACTTATCAATTACAGTTGGCAGTGGTGGTGATATTAATATTGGATCAGACATTGGTTTAACATTTGGAAATGACGGAGAGAAAATAGAAGGTGACGGAACAGACTTAACGATCGCTGGTAATAACATCAAGCTTACAGCTACAGCCGACGTTGTTATTCCTGCTGACGTAGGAATTACTTTTGGAACAGGCGAAAAGATTGAAGGAAATAATACAGATTTAACTCTTACATCTGGTGCGGATATTGCGCTAACAGCAACATCTGATGTGAATTTACCTAATAATGTTGGAATGGTATTTGGTGATGATGGAGAGAAGATAGAGGGCGACGGAACGAATTTAAAAATTGAGTCTAGTGGAGATCTTAATCTTGCGGCGGGTGGTTCAACAAATCAAATTAAAATTACTAACGGTGCAATCGTACCAATCGCAGATGATGACATAGATTTGGGAACTGCATCTTTACAGTTTAAGGACGCTTACATTGACGGTACATTGGAAGCAGATGCAATAACAATAGGTGGTACGGCAGTCACGGCAGGTGGAGCATCAAAGGGTTTTGCCATTGCTGTTGCGATCGCGCTGTGATATAAGGAGGAAATATGGCACAAGATTTTGAATCAACTGGAATATTGGTAACTAATAGTGAAACAACTATTTATACATCAAATTCAGATGACGCTATTGTTGGGCTGAGACTGGCTAATATTCTTACAACCGCAATAACAATGGATGTTTACATTGACTTGGCAGGTGCAGGAACGAACTTTTATATTTGTAAAAATTTAAGCATTCCACCGGCAAGTTCAGTAGAACTTGTTCAAGGTGGCGCTAAAATGGTTATACAAAGTACGGATGTAGTTTACGGTCTTTGCGGAACAGCGAATGGCTGTCACGTTTGGATCAGTCTAGTTGATGCAATTAGTTAATAAGGAGGAATAATGGGTGATACAGTAGGAGGTCCTATCTACATAGGTGGAGACGCTGCTGCGGATGAATTTGTTAATGATCACGCGGCAACAATGGACGGAACGCAAGTTATTGAATCTGCCGTATTGGCAGGGCCAGTAACATTTGCAGGAACAGTAACAATAGAAGGTAACTTGGTAATAGTATAATGGGAACAATACAGATAGACGGTTCAACACCAAAACTGACAATAGGAAACGCAACCGCAGAGGATGCGACTATTCTATTTGATGGTAACGCACAGGACTTCTACATAGCACTTGATGATTCGGCAGATGACTTACTTATTGGACTTGGTTCAACAGTAGGTACAACACCTGCCATTGCCATAGACGAAAATTTAAAAGTTAATATTCCAGTTACAACAGCCTCTACGAGCACTTCCACAGGAAGTCTAATAACAGGTGGAGGAATGGGTGTAGGTGCTGACTTATATGTCGGTGATGACACTTACTTGATAACGGATTCTGCTGTACTTGGATTTGGAGCGGATAAGGATACTCTTTTAACACACACTGACGGAACGGGATTAACATTAAACTCAACCAATAAACTTTGCTTTAATGATGCTTCTCAATTTATACAAGGTTCTAGTGCTACTGTTTTATCCATAGGAGCAACTGACGAAATAGATTTAACAGCAACTGCTGTTGATTTAAATGGAACACTGAATGTTAGTGGAGTGGCAACATTTCAAGCGACTCCAGTTTTTCCCGATGGTTCTTTACCATTAGCTGACTTAGACATTGATGGTGGAACAGATATTGGTGCTGATTTAGTAGACGCTGACTTGTTCATTGTAGATGATGGTGCAGGCGGGACGAACAGAAAAACCGCCGCTTCAAGATTGAAAACTTATATTGGTGACAACACACCTTATTTTGCTGCTCGTGTATCTTCGGATACAGATATTAGTGATGCTACTGATACAACCATAACTTTTGGTACTGAAGATTTTGATAGTGATAGTGCTTTTTCTTCAACCACCTTCACAGTTCCTTCAGGAATGGGAGGTTATTATTTTTTAAGTGCTACAGTTGATTGCTTATCAGGAGCAACAGATGGTTTAAGAGACGCAGTTGTGTATATTAATGGGGGAAGTGGTGGTACGACTGTTTTAACAAGAGCTACATTAGGTTTTCAATCAAATAGGCAAGAAAGTATGACATTACATTGTAATGGTGTTTTTAATTTATCTGCGGCTGACCAAATTAATGTTTCTGTTAATATTGACAATGTTGGAGGTACTTCTAGTTATGGTGGTGGAAGTCACAGAAAAACAATGATTTCAGGATTTAGGATAATATCATAATGGCACAATTAAGTAATAAAATAAGAATATATTTGAACAGAGAAGTTGACTTCTTTAAAGATGTTCTTCTTAAAGATAAAGGAAGTGGTGCATACATTGCTGAATGGAATGTTGCAGAAGCACAGCCAACAGACGCACAACTTGATGCTCTGGATGCACAAGCTACAACTTTAGAATCAAACAATCAAGTGGATTCAACAAGAAGAAAAGAATACGGAAGCTGGAACGACCAGCTCGATGAAATTTACCACAACATTGATGATTGGAAAGCAAGAATTAAGGCAATCAAGGACGCTAATGCAAAGGAGTAATAAATGACTTTTACAATAGATAAAAAAGAATACGATGAAACAAAACTGGATGCCAAGGGGAAAATCGCCCTTAACAACGTCACTGTTTTGCTCAACGAGAAGAACGACCTAATGCACAGGTTGGAAAAAAACAAGATACTTTCTGAACACTATTCGGAAGTGTTGAAAAAGAATCTACCAAACGGGGAGGATAAAAAATAATGGCCAGTGAAATTAAAGTAGATACCATATCGGAAAAAACCTCGGCTAATGGTATAACCATTGATGGCGTTAATATAAAGGACAGTGCACTTGCTACGGCAGGTTCAGTGCCTTTGTCAACAATAGACATTGATGGTGGTACTGATATTGGGGCTGCCATTGTGGATGCTGACTTATTTATTATTGATGATGGAGCAGGAGGTACAAACAGGAAAGTGGCTGCTTCAAGAATTAAAACATATGCAGGTGGTAGTATAACAGCTTTAAATAACGCAACAGCGAATGAACTTGTTACAATTGGTTCTACAACAACTGAACTGGATGCAGAAACAAATTTAACTTTTTCTGGTTCTGCATTACAATGTACAGCAACTTTGACAGTAGGTGTAGACGATACAGGACATGATGTTAAATATTTTGGTGCAACTTCAGGTAGTTATTGGTCTTGGGACGAATCAGCCGATGAAGTTAAACAAATAGGAAAATTAACTGTAGGTGTAGATGATGCAGGACACGATGTTAAATTCTTTGGCGATACTGCTAGTGCTTATATGCTCTGGGATGCATCTGCTGATGATTTAATTCTTGGTGGTTCGGCAGGTCTTGGTATTATTACAGCAAAAGATTTAGGTATAGGTATTCATGTTAGAGAAGCTGACTCTAGTGCAAGTGCCGCTAACCATGCAGATTCTTTAGTTATAGAAAATAGTGCAAGTTGTGGAATGTCTATATTAAGTGGAACTTCAAGTGATGGAAATATAGTTTTTGGAGATTCTGGTGATGATGACATAGGAATGCTTAAATATGACCATAGTGTTAATGATTTGAGAATTTTTGTCAATGCTGCTGAAAGAGTAAGAATAACAGGTGATGCCGGACTTTCTACAGCAGCAGAAACAGCACCAGATACTGGCCCACACGGAATATGTATTCAAGGTGCCGGCGACAATGGTAATTTCATAACATTTAAAGGTGATGCTGTAGCACATTCTTTTACTAGTATTGCTGAAGCAGATACTTTTGTTCAAATGGCTAAATATGACAATGGTCAAGGTGGATTGAGGCTTCGTGCTTTTACTGAAGAACATCAGGCGATAAACTTAATAGCATATATAGATGCCTCGGATGCTCGTAATGGAGAAGCTACAAATCAAGGAGGAGCCATAGGACTTCAAGCATATGGAGATACTGGTACTGGTGCAGAAGCATTAGGTGCCGATGATAATATATTTACTGTTGCTAGTGCAGCACTTCAGCAATTTATTGTTAAAGGTGATGGAGAATTATTTAGTAATCAATCAGCAACCGTAGGAACGTATGATAACTATGATGATGCTCAGTTGGTTCGTGCATATGACTTATCACGAGGAAAAGAAATGAAGGGATTAATTAATTCCAAATTTGATAAGTTTATTAAATACAATCAAAAGGATTTAATGGACGCAAGATTAATAGGTAGAGTAAAGGATGAAAAAGGAGACTATCAACCTACTGATTTTGTAAACTTAACAGGTATGAGTAGATTACATAATGGTGCCATTTGGCAACAGTATGAAAAACATGAGCGGTTACTAGAGGCTGTTTATGACTTGGCGAAAGAGGCGGTTGGCGAAGACAAAGCTAATGCCATTCTAGAGAAACACGAAGTTAAACGATTGCAATAGGAGGATACAATGGCAATAACAGCAAACGTGGATTTAGGTAATGATGTATCAGCATCAAGTTGCTATATAATTGTTCCTAATGCTCGAGTTATAAAAAATGAAGATGATTCATTTTCATTAGTTTATAATGTTGATATTTATAAGGATGCTTCAGACAGAGCAACTAATAATATTAGTAAACAGATTAGATGCAGAGCAGTAGACCATCATAAAACAACTTATGACCCAACAAGTGGTGAACAGAATGCTTTTAAACTAGCATATGCTGATTTAAAGACAAACAGTAAATTAAGTTCAGTAGCGGACGCATAGGAGATTAAATGGCAGAAATTCGTATAAACGCAACCGGAGGAGTCAAGCTCTATGATGCTGACGATTCGCATTATGCACAGATAGTAGCGGGAACGATTACATCGAATGTTAATGCGATAACTTTAGGACACGATGTTGTCTCCATAGTAGATAACTTGGCATTAACTTCTGATTCAGCAGTTCTTAAATTTGGTGCAGATAATGATACAACTTTAACGCATACTGACGGGACAGGATTAACACTCAATTCAACTAACAAATTATGTTTCAATGATGCTTCTCAATTTATTCAAGGTTCTAGTAATGCAATATTATCATTAGGAGCAACGGATGAAATAGATTTAACCGCAACGGCAGTGGACTTGAATGGAACACTGGATGTTTCAGGAAATTCACAATTTAGTGGCACAATAACGGTTGGTGTCGATGATACTGGTAAAGATGTTAAACTGTTCGGTGCAACATCTGGAAGTTTTCTATTATGGGATGAATCGGCCGATGCGTTATTATTAACTGATTCCACTCCAATACAAATTGGAGATGCACAGGATTTAACTTTATATCACGATGGGACTAACTCATACATTACAAATAAAACTGGTGCCTTGAAGATTGCTACTGAGACAAGTGGCATTGCTTTAACAATTGGGCATACAACTTCTGAAACAACAATAGCTGATAATTTAACAGTTACAGGAACAGCGACAATTACAGGTGGACAAATAGTTTTTCCGGGAGTACAAGCAGCAAGTACGAATGCTAACACATTAGATGATTATGAGGAGGGTGTATGGACTCCTACTGTTGCAAACTCAACTGAAAATACTCAAGTTGGTTTTTATACAAAGGTAGGAAGAATGTGTTATATTTCTTTTTCTCTATCTATTACTTCAATAAGTAGTGGTAATCCAAGTCAAATAACGGGATTGCCATTTTCACAAATTAATGCATCAGGTCATAATGGATATATAGGAATAGTAGATAGTAGAAATAACTCTACTACTACAGTAGCATTACACCTTCGAACTGATGATAATACAGGCACATTAGTTATTGTGGGAAAAGAGTCAGATACTGGTGATTATGATGATGATTTAAATGTTATGCAAGATAGTTTTTCGGTGAATGCAAGCGGATGGTATTGTGTTGCATAATTTTAAAAAAATAAAGGAGGATTAAATGGCAATAACAAAAACGACTGAAATTGGCCAAATAGAAGTTGTTAGTGAATTTAAACACGTTCAAGTGAGGACAGATACTGTAATAAAGGAAGATGGCACGGAATTATCTCGCACTTATCACAGGCACGTTTTGCACTGTGGAGTTTTAGATGACAGCGATAATTTAGTTGATACAGATATTTCTGGCGAAGATTCAGAAGTACAGGCAATTTGTAATGTAGTTTGGATACAAGCAGTAAAAGATGCTTGGAAAGCTAAATTGATATCAGATAAAGGATAAATGCTACTAGGACACACAGCATTCGCCGAACAGGCCTTTCAGGATGCAAGGCTGGACGCGGTGCATAACATCGAGTTTGCGGAAACGGGATTTGGTTTAACATTTAGTACTGGATCGGAAACGGTTACTGGAACGGCGGTTGTATCACCGGACGGATCATCAGCATCATTCACTATTGGTGATGAGACAGCATTCGGAGAAGCGTTCCAAAATCTGATTACATTTAGTACAGGAGATTTAGCTCTTACCATCTGGAATGAAACGGATGACAGTGAAACATCAACATGGACATTAGTGGATCCTGGATCCACGGACTAGGAGACAAGTATGGCGGATGATGCCAGTATAACATTGAGCGCGACAATCTTGCCGGACGAGATTTCAAAGACCATCAGTGGTTCCATGACGGTGAGTCCTGATGATGCGAATGACAAATGGTACTATAAACTAACAGCAGTAACGACTACGAGCGCTGATTTGATTGCTGGTCGCTTTATCGATTATACTGCCGTTGATCAGGATACGGACATGACAGCGGTAAGTACAAGTGATAAAGTAAAATTTTTATTTATTAAGAACACAAGCACAGCGGACGGTATTGCTATTTGTTTAGACGGTGGAGTAGCAGCCTATAACCTGGCAGACGGTATTTTTATTGGACCATCACAATCATGGTTTGGAAGACTGCCAAACGTGACGGTTGCAAATATTCACGCAATATCCTCGGATGTGGGTGATGCGGGTGATGCAACAGCAAATGCGATCGTGGCCGCTTTAATAGATGATGTGGCATAAGGAGGAATAAATGGCTTCGACATATTCAAGTATTCTTAATCTCGAGATCCAGACAACTGGAGAGAACTCGGGAACATGGGGTACAATAACAAATAACAACCTGCAAAAGCTGGAAGCGGCGATCAAGGGATATGTCTCGGTAGCAATAGCGAGCACAACAGATTCCCTGACAGCAACGGACGGAACTACCGCCGATGAAACAAGCAATGCCATTGTAAAACTGACAGGCACGCTGACAGGTAATACAACCATGCAGTGCGAGGCGGTGGAGAACTGGTATATTGTTGACAATGCGGCGACCATGGGAACTTACACGCTGGGATTCAAGCCGGCAAGTGGAACAGCAGCTTCTCTTGTAGCAGGATCAAAACACTTACTGTACACGGACGGATCGACGATGTTCGATGTATTGGATGACGCAGGAAACATCACGGCCAACGGAACACTGGATGTGGCAGGTAATGTCAATTTTAATGGCGGTACATTTGTCTTTAATGAAGCATCAGCAGACCTAGACTTTAGAATTGAATCAAATGGCGCTGCTAATATGTTTTTTGTTGATGGAGGTAATGACAGGATTGGAATCAATCAAGCATCTCCTTCCGTAACATTGGATATTGTTGGCGCTGTCAAGGCGACAGGCGCTGTTGACTTTGATGGTGGTGACTTTACATGGAATGATTCATCAGCGAATGATCTTGATTTTAGATGCGAAACAGCCGCGTTGGACGATGCGTTCTTTATTGATGGATCGGCGAACAAAGTTGGTTTTGGTTGTCAGGATCCTGCCGATGCAATGGTTGAGATTAATCAATCAAGTTCGACAGGTGCTATTGCCTGTTTATCACTTGATCAGGATGATACAGACCAGGAGTTTATTAAGT